CAAAAGGTGCAAAGCGCAAGCAGCTCGCAAACGACATCGGAAATTGGCTCGGATCGGAGGTCAGCTACTGTGGCGCTCCTACATTTGCCTACCAGGTCGGCAGCGTTTTAATCGACAAGGACGGAACCCTTGAGTTCCCCACCCTTACAGACAGCCTTGTAGTCGAAAGGCTCCTCTCCTTCCTGGAAGACAACGGATACGAAATCGACTACAGCTTACCCGAGGCTCCCGCAGAGGAGCCCCAGGAAGCACCCCAGGAGGAAGCAGCAGAAGAGACTGGCCATCGCGGCTACAGTATCGTAATGCCCGCTTCCGACTTTGATGCAAACACCCTCCTCAATCTTCAGAACATTATCAACGCGAAAGCAGCCCTTTTCAAGAAGGCCTTCGGAGTCGACGAACTCCCAGTTAACCTGGTTGGCAACAAGTACGAATTTCCCTGGTTCCCGCAGGACTCCTCACTTGAAGAGCTCACCGCATATTTCCACTTCATCACCGCCCTCTGCGATATGGCTAAAAAGCAGAAGCGAGTAACAGCCAAGGAAAAGCCTATCGACAACGAAAAGTATGCATTCAGATGCTTCCTTCTCCGCCTCGGTTTCATTGGCGAAGAATTCAAGAAAGAGCGCAAGATTCTGCTCCGCAACCTGGAAGGCTCCTCTGCCTTCAAAAGCGGCGCTAAGAAGGAGGTAACCGAGTAATGTTTGGAGTATCTGAAGGCACCCTCGCTCGCCTTCGCCGGGACTATCCTGCAGGCGCTCGAGTAGAGCTTACAAAAATGAGTGACCCTTATCGTCCGGACCTGGTCCCTGGTTGCAGAGGCACGGTTCAATATGTCGATGATTCCGGTGCTATTCATGTGCGCTGGGACTGCCACTCTTCCCTGGCGGTTATCTTTGGCCAGGATGCTTGCAAAAGGCTCGACACCGTAACCACGATTTGCTATGGCGAAAGGAAAACCTGGGACACTAGGAAGGAGGCCGTGGAGTTTTTCCTCAAAGCTATCAACTCCTCTGAAGGCGCAGAGCAACAGCGCTACTTCAATGTATATGCGCAGCTCACCCAAGGTTACGACGACTGCTCCGATAACATTTCCGAATAACTCAATATATAGTGGCTAAATCGTCACATTTACACAATATATTGTGTAAAACATTGTGTAGTATATTATCGCAAAATGACTTGATATAATGTGCTTTTAGAGTTAATATGTGTACACCGAAAGGAACATTACACTTTTTAACGGAGGCACAAAATGAACGCAAGAACAACAACCTTTATAGAGGAAATGAAAAAGCAGACCATCGGAGTTGAGGTCGAGATGAACGGAATCAGAAGAGACATTGCAGCCAAGGTTGCAGCTGACTACTTCGGAACCCACAGATACGAAAGCACAGCATACAGAAACGGTTACAGCACCTGGAGCGCATGGGACGCGCAGGGCCGCGAATGGAAATTCCAAAAGGACGTAAGCATCACCGGACCCGACGATGAAAAGTGCGAACTTGTAACCCCGATCCTTACCTGGGCAGACATTGAAACCCTGCAGGAACTTTGCCGCCAGCTTCGCCACAAAGGCGCCAAGAGCGACCCCACGAGAATGTGCGGAGTTCACATCCACATCGGAGCAAACGGCCACAACGCGAAAACCCTGCGCAACCTGGCGAACATCATGGCAAGCCACGAACCCCTCCTCGCAAAGGCCCTCAACCTAGACAGCAGCCGAATCAGCCGCTACTGCAGAACAGTTGACCAGGACTTCTTGAGAGAAGTTAACAGCAAGAAGCCCACCACAATGAAAGCGCTTGCACAGATTTGGTACGAAACCCAGCCCTGCCAATTCAGAGGCCGCACCCAGCATTACCACAGCAGCCGCTACCACATGCTCAACCTCCACGCGACTTTCACCAAGGGAACGGTTGAATTCAGACTCTTCCAGTTCGACGCACCCGGCAACGGAAAAAAGGGCGGCATCCACGCAGGCCAGCTCAAGAGTTACATTCAGCTTTGCCTCGCACTCAGCCACATGGCAAAGACAGTAAAGAGCGCAAGCCCCAAGCCCCAGCAGAATGAAAACCCCAAGTACGCGATGAGAACCTGGCTCCTCCGCCTCGGCTTCATCGGAGACGAATTCAAAACCGCAAGAGACCTTTTCACAAGCCGCCTTGACGGTGACGCAGCCTTCCGCAACGGAAGACTCGCGTAAGCCAAACCGCACACCGCAAGCCCACCGACCGCCCCGGCGGTCTTAAGGTGGTAGAAGGCAAATTTGAAAGGAGATTTTACGATGAAAACCAAACGCTACTACATTGCCTACGGCAGCAACCTCAATGTCACTCAGATGATGCACAGATGCCCCGATGCACGGATTATCGGTATCACCCACCTCAAGGACTGGACCCTTCTCTTCCGAGGAAGCAAAACCGGCTCCTACCTTACCATTGAACCTAAGCGGGGCGAGTACGTTCCGGTTGCAGTATGGGAGGTATCTGAACGCGATGAACGCGCCCTGGACCATTACGAAGGCTTCCCCCACTTCTACTACAAGAAGGAGTTCGAAGTCGATGTCACCGGCATCAGAACCGGCAAGATCCGCCACAGAAAGGCCTTCGCATACATCATGCATGAAGACCGCCCCCTTGGCGAACCCAGCAGATACTACTTGAACGTATGCGCTGATGGCTACAAGTTCTTCAATTTCGACACCCGCCGCCTTATCCAGGCAGTCAACGATAGTATGGAGGTATAAAAAATGAAAACCGCACACGAGCCCGAAATTTCCGCTGTGTGCCCTCTTTGCGGCACAACCTACCATGAACCCGCAGCCCTTTCGAGAATCGAAGGGGTGGGCGCCATTTGCCCCGACTGCGGCATCCGGGAGGCTTTGACAACCATCAAAGTCGAGCCCGAAGAACAGGAGAAAATCCTGGCAATCATCCACGAGCACACCCGTAAATATTACACATAATATGCACAGTTTTTCCCCCTAAAGATTGTGTAGTATATTATCGCAAAATGACTTGCTATTTCCTCCGTTTAGAGTTAATATGTGTACACCGAAAGGAACACAGGAGGACAGCACAATGACAACTTTCAAGAACTTCAAAAACCAGGTAGCAAGAATTCAGAACCAAAACGACCTGATCGACGCGCACATCGCAATTTGCCAAGCCTACAGCGCTTACAGACTTACCCACAAGCAGTTCGACGAGCTCCGCGATGCGATGATCCTTAAGCGCCTCGAAAAGAAAATCGCCTGGGGCCAGGGCATTTAAGGAGGCACCACGATGACGAGATTTGAAAGAGACCTCAAGGAAGCACTTGAAGGAAACGAAATCGAGGTTCTGAAAAGGCGCCAGGCCGAAATCAAGAAGCTCACCGCAGAAGGCAAAGCCTGCAAGAACGGTTTTCGCCGCCTCTGCATCGCACAGGAAGTTGCCAAGCTGACCACCGAATACAACAAAATCAGTGAATTATTTTAAGGGGGAAAACACCATGATTAAAACCATCCGCGAGAAGCTTTACGCAAACGAAATGTACTACGACGCATACCAAAACGGCATCGGCGAAATCGAGATTTACGTCAGCTGGGGTGATTGGAAACACGACCACCTGGCACTCGACCTTTTCATGAAGGAAACCTTCAACCTTGATTGCGACAGAAACGAAACCACCGAATCAGACGGTAGCGATTGCTACTCCTCGGTTCACTACTACAAGGTTGCATAAGGAGGACGGAACGATGACGAGAATCGCAACATTTGACAAGGCAATCGAAGCAAAGGCGCAGGGCCTCAAAGTTACCGGCCTCAACGCCACCGCATTTTCCGCTTACCGCAAGAGCCTGGACGTCGGAAACGCGCACATCGATTTTTCCGAAGTAATATGGGACGCGGACATCCCGGAAATCATCAAGGTTTTCAGAGAGAACGGAATTACCGAGTTCACAATCAGCAGCACATTTTCCAGCTTGATTTCCACCCTGGCGAAGTTCGGAGAGCTCGGATGCGAGCTTGGCGGCCTCACAGAAGTTACCGCCCCCTACACCGACTTCAGAACCGGCAAGCCTGCAAGGGTCCCGGCAATCAGAATGCAATTGAAATAAGCAAAACAATAAACCCAGGACGGAGCCGCAGGGCTCTGTTCCTCGTACAGCCGATAGGGCTGTTTTTTTATTACCATGAAAGGAGATGACCGTTACGGCAAAAAAGAAATATACCCCGACAAAGTTCAAAGCGAAAGACTCAATCTACGATAAAGCCTCTGCCGACTATGCGGTCAACTTCATCGAATGCCTCTGCCATACGAAAGGCACCTGGGCGGGTAAACGCTTTGAGCTACTCGACTGGCAAGAGCAAATTATAAGGGACCTCTTCGGAACCCTTAAGCCGAATGGCTACCGGCAGTTCAATACTGCTTATATTGAAATCCCTAAAAAGATGGGAAAATCCGAACTCGCCGCCGCTGTTGCGCTTTTGCTCACTTGCGGAGATGGCGAAGAACGCGCAGAGGTTTATGGCTGCGCCGCCGACCGTCAGCAGGCTTCTATCGTTTTTGAAGTTGCTGCCGACATGGTTCGTATGTGTCCCGCACTTAACAAGCGCGTGAAGATACTATCTGCAACTAAGCGCATAGTCTATACACCCACGAACAGCTTTTACCAAGTACTCTCTGCCGAGGCTTATTCCAAGCACGGCTTCAACATACACGGAGTCGTTTTTGACGAGCTCCACACCCAGCCGAACCGCAAGCTCTTTGATGTCATGACCAAGGGCTCCGGTGACGCGCGTATGCAACCCCTATACTTCCTGATCACTACCGCCGGAACAGACACACATTCCATCTGCTACGAAACCCATCAGAAGGCGAAGGACATCCTTGAAGGGCGCAAAATCGACCCGACCTTCTACCCGGTTATTTACGGAGCCGATGATGACGATGACTGGACCGACCCCAAGGTATGGAAGAAAGCGAACCCCTCCCTGGGCGTTACAGTTGGCATAGACAAAGTACGCCAGGCTTGCGAATCAGCAAAGCAAAATCCTGCGGAAGAGAACGCTTTCAGACAGCTCCGACTAAATCAATGGGTCAAGCAGACAGTCCGGTGGATGCCTATGGAAAAGTGGGATGCATGCAATTTGAAGGTTGACGAAGAAGAATTAGAAGGTCGAGTTTGCTATGGCGGACTGGACCTTTCGTCTACTACGGACATCACAGCCTTTGTGCTGGTCTTCCCGCCCACCTCTGACGATGAGCGCTATGTGGTTCTCCCCTACTTTTGGATTCCCGAGGATTGCCTAGAATTGCGCGTAAGGCGCGACCACGTTCCATACGACCTATGGGAGCGCCAAGGCTTCCTTCAAACGACTGAG